TTTCTTTATCATAGTTTATTTCAATTCCTAAGTAAGGCTTAGTTCCTATTTTATCTTCAACCATTATCTTGTTCCTTATTGTTTACATATAATGCTATTATAGCATAGTGAATTATTTTATACAAGTCTAAATTATTCTTACCATCTTTCTTACCAAACCTCATAGCATATTTCATAATGTTTCCAAGACAGAATCCTTCACCATATCCTGAATCAATTATCATATCTGTTGCTTGGTACTTACCGTTAGCATAGTGTTGAGCATATGTGTTACCTATGTAAGCTTTCAATTCGTTTAGTATTTTATCTTCTTTAAATTTATAATTCACTCTTCCATTCCTCCGGTAATGTTTCTTCACTATACCATGTGAAGTTATTTGTTTCTGCCCATTCAGCATGGGTTCTTTTTGTTTTATCTTTTCTTATCTTTGCACCAGGCATAGGTGAGTAAGGTTTTTGAAAAAGAAAAACTAACTCATAGTTATCAGGTAAAACTTTTCTAATGTGTATGTATTTACTATACTCTGCATAGTCCCAGAACCTACCTTTAGCTTCTAGTAAAATAGTTTTACCATCTATAACTTTTACAAAGTCTGCTTCGTATTTGTGTTGAACAACATACTCTATAGTATCCCAATGATGTTTCCAATCTTTAAGAACTGTTTGATGTATGTCATATTCCCAAAGACTATCATATCCTTTTGGTACGTTAATCTTTTTAGGTCTTGGTTTTCTTGGTACTCTTTTAGGCATTCAAGTTTTCCAAAGTAATATTAGGATTTTTCTTTACCTGTTTATAAAACCATCTAAGACTATATGCACTTAACATAAATCTATTGTTAGCAAAAATATGTGTTTGCTGTGGAAGAAACTGGTCCAAGTTTTTTTTATTAATCTTAGTAGCATCTTCACCTTCAGGTACCATAGTTCTTATCCAACTAATAAGTAAGTCTTCTGCTTTACGTCTTAATCGTTTTGCTTTTCTACCATTCATATTTGTGTTACCTCTATAACATTAGGAACTTTAGGTGTTTGAGTTAAGTATCTCAAACCATTAGAATATTTAAATACTCTTAAACCTTTTCCTTCGTTTGCATCTTTATGACATTCAAATTTATATCTACAATATACACATCCTTTAGGTAGTTGCATATTACCAGACTTACCATCAGGTATAGGACTATAACATTTATCTGGTGGTGTCTTTAACTTAACAGCTTTTTTAATATCAGTTATTTTCTTTTTGATATTAGGTTTATCAAAGTCATCAGGTCTAAACATAGCTAACTCACCTGACTCTTTATTAAGAGCAAGGAATCCACCTTTGTTTGTACCCTCTGCTGCTTCGTATCCTGCAAGTTGTGCAAGATAACCAAACGAATCTTGTTCAGCAAGAGTTCCTTCTTTGAATTTTTTAAATGCAAATCCTGAAGCAGTCTTTACATCTACAACCTCACCATCAATAACACAATCCATGTGTCCTTTAATACCGGATACAGTTATTTCTTTTTGTTCATTAGTAACTTCATGTCCAGATAACTTAACAAGAAATAAAACTATCTCTTCAAGTAAGTGTCCGTATAAGAACTTAATAAAAGTAGGAGGAGATATAACCTCTGTTGAATCAGATTCAGAGTTCATCTCATACCACAATTGTCTAGGCTGTTTACCTATGTTAGACATACGTAAAGAAGGTTTACCTCTTGGAGAAGGGTGAGACCAAGTATAAAGAATCTCTTTCATAGATTCTCCAAACTGTTCAATAGTCTCCTCATCTATGTCAAGATGTTCTCCTTTTCCAAGAGCCGACAATTTATTATATATGTCTTCGACTAATGTGTCAAGTGTTTTTGATTTCTTTTTCATGTTTTTTTAAATATTGAATAGCTCTTTGTAATACATCTGTATTGTCTTTAAATCCACCTAGGCATCTATTACAGGTATGGCATAACCATCCTCTAAAAGATTCTGTTTCATGACAATGGTCTATTACCCAAGCTCCTAATTTTTTTCCTCCAAGTCCATTTACTTTATCTGATGTACCTAAACAAATAGGACATTTATAATTTTCATCTTCAGGCATACCATATTTTTTCTTTAATAAAATTCTAGTCTTACTTAAATGATTATTACATTTTTTACATTCAGGTCTTAAAAAATTTCCTCCTGATGCAGGACTAAAAGATGATAGTGGTAGTTTATTTTCGCATTTAATACATATTTTACCATCTTCAAAAATTAATTCCTCATGGTGGTCAGGAAATAAACTTTGTTGTTTAGTGTGTTTCACTCCAGTTACCTCCTATCTTATACTCACCATCAAGAGGACATCTAAGATTGAAATGTTCTCCTGCTTTTATAATACTATCAACAGCAAACTGACCAATGAAATCAGCTTTATCTTTAGGTACTTCTAGTTGCCACTCATCATGGATGTTAGCAACAAACTTATAAGGTACTGCATTTAGTTGTAAGACATCATCAAGTATTGATAATGCTTTCTTCATGACTATCGCACCTGCTCCTTGAAGTAAAGTGTTCAATGCAGAATGAGCATTACGTATGTAAAGTTTTCTACCATCTAAACCTTTGAGATATTTCTTTGAAGCTGCTCTTTGTACCCTGTCTCTAAGTGATTTAAATGCAGGGTTATTATCGAAGAAATGTTCTCTAGCTCGTTTACCATCTGCTGTACTTCCTTCAACCACTTTTCCAAGCTTTTCATCTCCTGCTCCGTACATGAGGGCATAGATGAATGTCTTCGCCTGATTTCTTGATTTAAGTTGTGCAGCTCTTTGATTAGCTGTGTGTATGTCTCCATCTAAAATCTCCTTGATATAGTTTTCATCATTCATATAGTGGGCTAACATTCTTAACTCTAAACCACTAGCATCAACTCCAAGTAATACATTACCTTCATCAACAATCCAACATGCTCTACATTCTGTACCATAAGGACTGTGAATTGAAGGTACTTGTGCCATGTTAGGACTTCTGTGTGTCATTCTACCGGTGATAGCACCATTAGGTATAACAAAACCATGCACACGTCCATCCTCTTGGACTGATTCAACCCAAGAATCAACTTGAGCTATACGTTTTTGTATTAATAAAAAGTCTGCTATAAGTTTAGCTTCACGGATATGAGTAACTTCTGATAATGTTTTCTCATCTACAATAGGCTGACCTGTAGGAGTAAATCTTTCAGGTTTCCAACCAAAGTCTACAAGATATTCACCAATCTGTTTACGACTACCAAGATTAAACTCTTGTAAAGTCTGTCTCATGAAAGGCTCAAAGTTATTAGTATCTAAACATCTTTGATACTCATCATCAGTAAGTCCACGTTTAGATAAGTTACCATCTTTCTTGATGTAAGGTGTAACTAATTTATCATCTACCCACTTAGGTTTAAAAGTATTATGAACTTCATCTTCAATCTGTTGAGACTTTTCTCTAAGTTCTGCAAGTAATACTAATGCAGATTCCATGTCAAACATGAATCCGTTTTCTTCTTGTTGTTTAACTATTCTTGCTACGTCTTGCTCAAGTTCAATAGACTGTTTACTAAAACCTTTTGACTCATTACGAAGTGATTTATAGACAAGAGTATTTAACTGAACATCACGAACACAATAGTCTAACATTTCTGTAGAATAATTTAGGTAGTCTTCAAAGTTTATTTTAGATAGACCGAGTTTATATCCCCACTTCTCAAGACTATGACCACCCTCTCTAGTAGGATTGAATAGTCTAGAAAGAACAAGAGTATCTATAACTTCTTTGTCTCTAAGTTTTATACCACCAAACTTTTCTACCATAGGAATATCAAATCCTATGATGTTATGACCTATTAATCTATCTGCTTTAGATAAAAGTTCATAGCCTTCTTGCAAGTTGCTTGGAGGAAACTTAAATATCTCTCCAGAGTTTGCATCTTGAGCTACAAGACAATGTATCTTAGTGGCTTTAAGGTCATCAGTTTCTATGTCAAATACTAAATCCATAATTAAAATGCCTCGTCTAAACTATCATCAAAAGTAATATCCTCATCTGTTAGTTCAGATAGTCTCCCAGTTTCTGCATCATATATAACCCTACAAGCCATACCAACATCACCTGTGTATCTTGATTTAAGTATACGCATTCTTGTTGTTCTAGCTTCATCAGGGTCATCTGATTGTTGATTACGTTCTAATGCTATCACACAATCACTAAGTTGTCCAATACTATTTGAACCTCTTAGATGAGATAGTGATACTTCAATACCGTTCTCATGTCCTTTGTTACCATCAACACGTCTCAAGTGTGAAACCAAAATGATTCCTGCACCTGTTTCTTCTACCAAACTTCTAAGCCTAGTCATGATAGTATCAATAGCACGTCTCTCATCTCCTTCATGTACAGCACTAACTAACATGTGAAGATGGTCAACGACTACCCACTTACAATCACAACCTATAATCATAAATCTAAGCTTAGTAAAGATATCGTCAATGTCGTTGGTTCCGAAGTGGGAATGTACCCATACTCTGTTTCGGTTATCACCATCATATAACATGTCAAACATCTTATCTAATTCTTCTTTAGAAAACTTCTCACGTTCTTGGTCAACATACAATCTAGCATTAGCTTCAATAGATAAGATACCATCAATGGTTCTTCTCCAATCTTCTTCTAATGCAATGATACCTACATTATCAGTGGTGTTCTTGATAAGATGATGTTCAAGTTCTCTTGTAACACTTGACTTACCAAGTCCAGTACCACCTGTAAGTGTGACTAGTTCTCCTGCTCTAAGACCATACAACTTCTTGTTAAGTCCTTCATAAGGATAAGGTACGCTTTGTTTCTTCTCACGATTATGAAACTTCTCACGTTGTTCAGTAACATTTATAACACCTGATGGTGTATAAACTTTACTAGCCCACCAAGCTTCAACAAACTCTTTATGTTTGTTGTTTCTTAGCATGTCGTTAGGGTCTTTCCAACCGTTAGGAAGGGTAACTATCCTAGCTTTTCCCGGTTTGAAAAGCCTAGCAACTTTAATACTAGCTTCTTGTCCTGCTTTATCTTTATCAAATGCAATGATGACGTTTTCAAAGTCATCAAAGAACTCTAAGCTTTCCTTGATGTCTCTTACTGCACCATTAGCACCACGTTTAATAGATACTACAGCCCACTTAGAACCAAGTAGTTCATAAGCAGCCATAGCATCACACTCACCTTCAGTAATGGTAACGTACTTACCACTCTTGAAAAGTTGTTGACCAAACAAACCTGTATCATTGTAACTACCAGAGACATAGAAGTCTTTGTCTTTACAATTTCTAATTTTAGTAGCTGAAAGTTCGTGTCCATTATAGTAAGGATAGAAATGTTTAACGACATTACCTTGTAAGTCATGTACACATTTCACTCCGTACTTTTGAGCAGTCTGCACAGAAATTTTTCTATCAGTTAATGCTGAAAACTTTCCTTCATCTACCATATCAGGTTGTTTGGTTTGTGTTGTAGTTGATTGCATATCCTGTCCTCCACATGCTTTAGTATAGCTAGGCATAAACTCTCCACAACTGAAACACTTTGCTGAATCATCTGCATTGATTCCAACAGCATCACTACTGTTACAAAGTGGACAAGGTTGATGTAACTTATCCCAAGTTTTATCCATGTTAGCCCTCACTATGAATTAAGATTCGTCTGAAGTTTCTTCTGTAGTTTCTTCAGTCTCAGTTTCTTCTTGTTCAACTATAGCTTCAGGACTATCCTTTAGCACAGCTTCAAGATTATTCTGATGTCCTTGTGAAGCAAAGTTTAAAGCTTCTACCATGACGTTTAACGTACCTATCTTACTGATAGATATGTTAGCACCATTTCTTTTTTGCTCATCTTCAATCTTTGAAACATCATAGACTGATTCACCGTCATCATTTTTAATAGTAATAATCATATTAAAATTCCTCGTTGTCTGAATCTTGTTCAGTATATTCAATTAAATTATCTACCTTAACAGCCATAAGTTCTGCAAACCTACCATAATTATTTTTATATGGTTTTATTTTAACAGTCACTTCTGAACCATTACCAATTGCAACATCCATAGGATTACCATCAGCATCTACTAACTTAGGTGCAGGATTAGCTGACCCATCATTCCTTGATGCTCTCTTACTAAAAGTAAAAGCAGGTTCTTCATACTTCAGTTCACCTGTTCTAGTTCTAACTTGATTCAGTCCTAAGTCTTCAAGCTTAGTAGCTGTATCAGAATCAGTAAGAACAGTTATGCCATATTTGTGAGGTTCAAACCTCGTGTTAGGACTGGTAATGTTGGCATACATTGCCTTCCCTTTTACATACTCATACATAAAATTCCTCCTTTTAGGTTGTATTAAGTTGTGTAATTATATCACGTTTGATTATTTTTGTCAAGCCTTTTCTGTCTTCTTCTTGCATTGTTTCTATCTCGTGTAAATTGTATAGCACTTTGCAAGTCTTCCCAGAGTTCATCCAGTACTTGTTTCTTTTGCTCTTTGTTAAGTCTTGTAATGATTTGAATATCAGACTTCTTAGGTATCCAAGTATCCCAATAGGCTTTGTCCATGTCTTTCCATGTCCAACCTATCTGCTTGTCTAATGTTGTTGATTTAAAATAAAGATTCATATAACCCTCCAGTTAAAAGGGTGGCTAGTCACGTGGTGGTTTAGTACTCATTCGTGTTTTATCCTTAACCTAGTTTTTCAAGGCTTTTACAAAGGCTCACTCCTAGCCACAGTTTTTTGGTGATAATATTTTAAGTCGTACACCCGAGCCACTCGCCCAACCACCGACTTAAACAGTATGCCTTCAGGTTCAGGAAGGTTAGTTGAGGGCTACACCCTACAGCATACTAGAATAAGGTGCTATTATACCACAACTATTCCTTCCTGTCAACCTTTAAATTTAATAATTTAACTTTATATTCATCCTTGTTCCAAGTAAGTTCATAACATATTTGGTCTTCAGGATTATTCTCATTATATTTTCTAACATAATCTTCCCAAGCTCTGTACTCTGCTTTGGTCATTGGTGTTAGTTCAGTATCTTTTAAGTCCACCATAATGGTTTCTCCCTGTTCTTGTTCCATTGTGCATAATGTTTCTCATGTATCACATAATCCCTGTACGCTACAATAGGGTCATTATCTTTGTATTCATCAGGCATAGCCTGTGCAAGTGGTGTCATGCTTGTATGTTTAATATTATCTGGCATCTTACTCAAAGGCTCTTCAAGTTTTATAATACTTGCATGAGTCTTACCATATCTATAGTTATATTCCATACCAAGTGCTAAGAAATGTCTATACAACCATGAGTAATTACTGCTTGATTCTCTTGCCCAGATAGTACAAGGATGATTCTTGTATGCAGTTTTGTAAAGTCCTACACTATCTGCATACTCATCACCATCTAACACTCTATGTGCAGTACATAACATTTGTGCTGTTTCAAGTGGCATCTTCACTAGCATTTTATCTGGCTGTGCTTCTGCTGATACAACAGGACACTCATCAAAATAAAATATGTTCATTTGTCATCCTCCTGTACAACATATTTATAGTTATCACTACTCCAACCTAAGTCAAGTAAGTCTACAACTTCATATCTTAATTTCTCAAGAGTTGTAATGTCTGATAAATACATATCATTTATTTCATGTAGTGTGTTAAGTATTCCATTGAGTTGATTAATTCTGTTTACTAAATCGTAATAATCTTCTTTACTTGTTTCAAGCACTACTTTGTTTTTTAATATTTTAGTTTTCACTATTCTTCTCCTATTAAAATTACTTCTCCATGAAGCTCATACCCACTTTGTCCTGTGTTAGCAACTTCAATTCTATCTATCCAATAATTTGTTAAATTATAATCAGAGTTACTGGGATTGTTTTCTAACACACGAACATTTAAAGTCTTATCAGTGATAGTGTTTAGATTATCTATTAAATCTTGTACTGTCATTTACCTTGCCCTCTATATTTTTTATGGTTAGCTTTTCTATTTTTATTCATGGTAGAGTAGCCAACATTACCCCTACCCTGACTAGTTTTTTTACCTCGCACACCTGTAGCAGGTGCATGAGCTTGACTAAATGCTTTAGATTTTACAGCCATTCTATTGTATCTCTCCTTCTTTTATCGTTATATTTTACAACTCTCCTGCCACTTTTATATCCTGTAGTTTCTCTTTCCCATTTACCATCTTTAAAAACTACTTCAATAAAACTGACCTCGTTGTCAAGTTGTTCTTCTTTTAATTTTTCTCTGCGTTTTTCTACTTCATCTTTATACTGTGTCATAATGCTACAAACTCCATGTAAGGCTGTTCAATGTGTCCTTCGGGTAAAAATTCTACCATACTTTTTACATCTTGTAAAGTCCAGTTAGTTCCTGTTGTTTCTCCCTCATCATTATGAGATAGTAACAATGCTTTACCTGCATAGTTAGCACCAATCTCTAACATTCTAAAGTATCTTTGATTGTCTATAAGTAAACCCTCATCATCAATATACATATCTTCATGGGGTGTAAGTCTCACACAATCAAAAGTTCTACAATCTATAAAGCTATAGATTTCTTTATAGTTTCCTGAATAATCTACTTCAGTAATTGTTTCTTCGTGTGGATTTATTAGTATTGCTTTCATATTTTCTCCTTTTATTTATTGTGATTATAAAAAATACTTTCAGCTATGAAGCCTAGTATTTCATCCCTGTCATCATCAGCATGTAAATCATACAGATAACAAATTTCTTCTATTTCATCTTCAAGTAAGCCCTGAGAATCTTGTTCAAGAACTTCATCAAATATTTGCTCTAGTGTTTGTTCATTAGTTGTGTTGCTCATAAATATTCTCCTCTAGTTCAGCTATTGCATCCCACATATTATCAATACATTCTTTTACTTCTTGTGAACAATCTCCTATCGCATTGTCCAAATAAGACATAGTAAATCTTAAATTTAAAGTCTTTTTATTAGCTGGTGTATATTCATTACTCTTCATCATCTACCTCCTCTACTTCTAAAACTTCTTCATCTTCAAACCCATATTCAAGGTCTCCACCTGTAGAAGCTTCTCTAGTTATATCATATTCACCTGCTAAAACTTTTTCTCCTGCTTCTTTGGGTGAATTAGCTTCTACTTCTATTTCAGAATAGCCAATCCATTTCGTACATACTTTATAAGTTTTCATATTACCTCCTGTATATCATCACATTCAAAATCTTTTGAAGCATCATAGCCTATACTAAATCTTAAACTATCTCTAGCTTTATAGTAAGCATCGTCTTCATCTTTACCCTCTACTATATAAGTATAATCAAGAGTATCTATTGGTATAAATTTTATCTTAAAAGTTTTCATTCTATCTCCTGTGTTGTATCTATTTCATCTATTAAATCCCATACATCATCAAAGGCTTCTGATACTTCTACATCACAAACCTTTGATTCCACTACAATATTTAATACACTTAAATTAGTTCTTAGTTCGCACCATTGTTTATATGTCATGTTATCTCCTTATATAGTTTGTATTACAAAGCCACTCATATCTTTCTTGGCTTTACCTTTTGCTTTTAGACCTACAATAACATTCTGTTTGTCTAAAAATCTTAAGTCTGTTTCGTCTCCATTGACTACCTCTCTTCCCTTGAAATGTATAGGCATATTACCATTAAAGACTACTGCTATGTTGTATGCAATCTTGTCAAACCAATTTGCATACTTCATATTAGCTTCTGAATAGCTCCATGTCAAGTGATAGTTTTTGTAATCAGATACTTTTCTTGTAGGTATCTTGGTGTAATCATAGAACTGAACATCAGGAAACATCTCAAAGATATTCTGTTCATTGACTTTGATAGTCTCCCATTGTATATCACTAGTGCCATTGAGTCTTATGCAAGGAAGCTTGTCTTTATTGCTACAATATCTTACAAACTTTGTGATATCTGAAATCAAATATTCCATAAAAATATCTTTAGCTTCTAAGAATAATTTAGTCTTACGTTTCCTAGCTTCTTGGATTACATTAGTAGTCTCACCTTTCTTCATAATGCCACCCCTACCTGCTGTATTGAGACAGGCTTCCTTACACCCAGCAATGTCTTGATAAGGACATATCTTAGTATTGATTGGACTAAGGTGCATGATAGCAGTTAAGTAATCACTTACTACCTCACCTTTCTTAGTCTTTGGATTGTTAAAACTTAGTAATTGATAGCTCATAGGTTCTCCATTCTTTTAGGTAAAACAAATACTGAATGACAATAGGAACAACATCTACCTTCTGCATAAGGCTCAGCATTCTCTCCTTGATTCCAATATACTTTACCATCTTCTGTTTTCTTTTGTTCTATGTCACCCTCACAGATAACACATTCTAATATTTCATCAAACATATTTATCTCCTATATATGCATTAAATCATCTACAAATTCTGACATAATCCTTTTGAGTTCGTCAAAATCTTTAGCATCTCTGATAGTTTTTCTATAGTCTTGATGACAACTTTTATTTGTTCTCCTGTCATAAGTTCTATAGGCTAATGCGTCTTGTATCTTTTCTTTAATTGTATACACAATCTTTTTTTCTAATTCATGTTCATTTAATATGCTCATAATATTCTCCTGTTAAAATTAAATGCCTTACCCTCGTTTAACATCATGAGTACACAAGGGCAAGGACTTTATGAAGGTCTAGTAGTTTAACGTCTCTTCTTGGGATAACCTTCTCGCACCCAATGGCAGACATTTAGTGTGTTGGAAAACGGTTTCTAGCACTTACTCCAACTCTCAACCTATGACCTACTTCGTCACTCCATATCCCC